TATGCATTGGCGGCCGCCTATGCCGCATTCGATGCTGTTTGCTATCCGATCATGGGCGAAGCAGTTCGTTGCACCGATGACGCTTTCACAGACTTTTTCATAGGAGAAAGAGATGGAAATTGACGCCAAGCGATACTTCAAACTTTCGCTTCCCGGAAGGAGCAAGACGGCCGAAAACGAATTGCGCTGGCTTCTGATTGCCGCGAGTGCGTATGCGCAGGCGATTAACGCTGCCTCGTTTCGCGAAGGCAAAAATGTTTTGGGAACAGGCGGCAGTTACATCGCTCCAATCACGTGGGAAGAGGTTGAAAACCAAAAGAAGGCGTTCGAGGAAGCCCTGAGCGCCTTCTTCGATGAGGTTGAAGCCTTACGGCAACTTACTTCTGTTCATCCCGGCGAGCCGCAAACCGGCGGCATTTCTCATAGAGATCAGCCAGCAACTCGAGATCGTGATTCAGCGGGTTCATGACTTCATAGTCGCCCTCATCAAAGTAGTCGAGCTCCTCACCTGCTTTGGTTGTGGGGATGCGATCCAACTTGATCGCACCGGACATGAGGGAGAAGGCCAACTTCAGCCCATTCTCAAGAGCGGGCTGAGGTGGGCTTTTCGTATAATGGATTGCAGAGACACACGGGGATACGACGTGACACTTACTGACAATCAAAAACGGGCTATGATCAAACGCGTAGCCGACGCCTTGGAGAAATTAGGCGTAGCTGGTCTGGCTGTCGGGATTTTCCAGGGGAACGTCGTTGGGGCGGTCTGCGGAATCGCCTTCATCGGGGTGTCTCTCGCCCTTACTTACTATCTGGAGCGCTAACTATGTCTGCCGCATGGATTGTTTATATCGTAGGCGGTTGCGTCTTAGCCGCCTTTGGCTTCTACCTACTTCGCGGTCTTCCCCCGAAGCATCGGCACTAATCGCTGACACGAACAATCAGGCCCTCGCATCGAAAGGTGCGGGGGCTTTTTCATGCTCTCTCCGGAGAGCCCAGCTTCAAGCCGTCTCCACCGGCCCTCATTCCAAAAGGGCCGCGCCCCCATGCAAGGCACGCTCCGGGAGGAGACTTGAATCTAAATGGAGAACACCATGATTCAACACGACAGCGATTGTGCAGTTCACAACGGCCCCGCGCTTCCGCCGGGGCCGTGTAACTGCGGCGCTCAGGCTAAATATGAACGCCGATGGATTGCATACCTTCGTCAGCGGGGTTGTAGAGCGGTCGCTCACCGGAGAATTGCTTTTGGCATGTGGTTAGGCCAACGATTTTGCCAAGCGAGAACAGATGCCACCCGGGCACTGTGCCTGACCTGCTACCGCCTGCTGTTTGGTAAGCGCGCAGCGCGGGACGCCCTGCGGTGGTGGTGCCGAGCAAGAAAGGCTCAACGACGCGCAGGAATCCATCGTATGTGAATGTCACCACCCGGCGCTCCTCAATCGCTTGAGCAAGCACGTCATAAACACTCATGTTTTCTCCTCTGAGGTAGTTGAACAAAGTCGCAATGTGAGAGCCGCGACAAGTTCAGCTTACCCCAGAGGGAGAAGGCCAACTTCAGCCCATTCTCAAGAGTGGTCTGAGGTTGACTTTTCGTATAATGGATTGAAGAGACACACGGGGACACGACGTGACACTTACTGACAATCAAAAACGCGCTCTAGTGAAAAGGATCGCCGACATCTATGAGAAAGTAGGTGTTGCAGGTCTGGCCTTAGGGCTTTTCCAGTACAACTTCCAAGGGGCGTTGATTGGACTGGGGTTCTTGGCGGTCAGCCTCTTACTCACATACCTTTTGGAGCGATGAACATGGACTTATGGACGCTAGTAGCCATCTTTGGCGTAATCGGTGCGGCATTCGCCCTGTACCTACTTCGCGGTCTTCCCCCAAAGCATCGTCACTAACCGCTGACGCGAACAATCAGGCCCTCGTACCGAAAGGTGCGGGGGCTTTTCTTTGAGCACGACATGAGCACCTACAAAACCCTCGTGGACTTCCGGCTGTTCAACCACGCCGACATGTGGGAGGCCTGCAAGGGGTTCCGAAGCGTGATCCATAAGGCGATCTATACGGCCGACGTGGAGCTTGCTGCTCTTCTTCGCGGACACCTCCAGCAGCTCCTCGACATTGACGAGGACATTGAAGACCGCGAGGGCTTCGCTTTCGCGGCGGGTGCTGCACTTGCTCACCAGATGAGGAGCCGCAAATGACCAAGTTCACGGAATTCCTGCTCGACGCGCTGACGGGCCGCCCGGCCAAGGGCTTTACCCCGGCTGAGCTCGCCAGAGAGCATCAAGCTCAGATGATCGGCGTCATCGGCGGGGTCATCTTCTTCGCGACGATGTGCCTTGTCATCTACGGCGGCTCATACCTCCTCAAATACCTCGCTACCAACTGAGGCTTCATCATGAACGAAACCGAATTCACTCCGCGCTGCCTTTCCGGAGCGGCTGAGCTCGAGATCGACTTCTACCGCGATCTCTACGAACTTGGGGTGTGGTGGGCGCTCCTCTCCAGCTATGACCGCGAGACCCGCGCACGCCGCGTCCTAGAGCGCTCCCTGTACAACGTCGAGGGCTTCCGCGAAGCGTTCGACCGCGAGGCTGCCAAGGGCGGTGAGTTCTTCGACATCATCGACCGCATCCTGCACAAGGCCGACCGGGCCTGCAAGGAATGGTCTCAGTACGAGTACGAGGAGAACAAGCGCGACCGTGCTGAGGACGCCGCATGATCAGGCGCACCAAAAAGGAGCTCATTCAGATCTTCAAGAAGCTCCGCGAGTCTCACGCTTGGTCTAAGGACGAGACCGGAGAGCTCTCGATCATCCGAGAGCGCTACGAGGAGGGCAAGGAAGATGAAGTTCATCGCCTGATAGGTGAACTGGACGCCAAGCTAGGCGCAAAGCGTCTCGCACTCTTCGCGCTTTGGAGTGACCTCACCCGCTCAGAGAAGGAACCGCAATGACCATCCCCCAGCACCCGCACCGGCATCGCTCTCAGCTCAGCAAGCGCCAGCGCAGGGCATGCGCAGCGCGCAACGCCCGAGCGAGAGAGCGCAAGACCAAAGCAACGAAACACACCAAGGCGAGCTTCCTCCAGGGGCTCGCCTTTTTACTAGGGAGATTTTTCCGATGACAACCGACTCAGCAGACCGGGCCGAATGGCTCAAGCAGCCGGAAGCAGAAGCGCGCCGGGGCCGCCAGACGACCAAGAGCGGCCGAACAGCTGCGAACAACCGCACAGCCCGCCCCCAAACAGGCGGGCTTTTTCGACCTCATTCGCTACATCTTGGAAAGGTGGTTCAAATGACACCGAATGACCAGAAAGAAAAAGAGGTTTGGGAAGCCGAACAGGCCTCCGCAAACCTCCCTATGTCCGGGCAAGACGAAGACGACATCGAGCGCATGCGAAAAGAGTTCGATGAAGTCTTCGCGTTTTAACCACACGGAGAATCATACATGAGCTACGGAACGCTTGTTTTGGGCGAAAGTGGGTCAGGCAAGACTTGCTCCCTTCGCAATATCGATCCAACCAAAACGCTAATCATCCAACCGGTCAAAAAACCGCTTCCTTTCAGGTCAACTGGCTGGAAGTTTGTTCAGCTCGGAACTAAAAAAGTTGTCGAGAACAAGCGAGAGCGAGAAGAGCTCACACGCCTGAGTGGCGGCAACATCCTCTGCACGTCCAACGTCCCCTTCATCCTTCAGTCCATGAAGGAGACCTCAAAGGAGATCATCGTCATCGACGATTGGCAGTACTTCCTATCCTTCAGAATGATGGAGTTGCGGAACGTCGGCGGCTATGACAAGTGGAATCAGATCGGCGGCTGCGGGTTCGATCTCGCCAAGACCGCTTCAGAGCTCGACGATGCAAAACGCGTCTATCTCCTTGCGCACACGGTGGTCAAGGATGGCGTGACGCGCATCAAAACGATCGGGCAGATGCTGGACGAAAAGATCGTCATTGAAGGGATGTTCACAACCGTCCTTCGAACAGCGGTCGATCAGGGCAAGTACCTCTTTCGCACTCACAACTCAGGCTTCGACACCGTGAAATCTCCTCTTGGGATGTTCGAAGAAGACGAGATCGACAACGACCTTGCAGAGGTCGACAAGGCCATCTGCGAGTACTACGGAATTTCAACACCCGCCGAAGAATCGGCAAAGGAATCTAAATGATCATCGGAACTATCAAGGCCGACAAGGTATCTGCCATCAGGAGCGAAACCCCGGCCCGCATCTTTGAAACTGGGGCTTACAAAGGAAAGATCCTGCAGGCAGAGCAGTACGAAACGAAGAACGGAGCCGCGATGCTCCGGTTTTACTTCGAATCGAATGATGGAGCCACGGCGTGGCTCTCGCTTTGCATCGTCAAAAGCGACGGCGAAGAGGCTTTTGGTATGGGTATCTTCCAGTCCATGCTTTTTTGCTCCAAAACCGAGTCGGTCGAATGGGTCGAAGGCAAGGTACGCACCATGAAAGGCGAGATCGTGAAGGGCTATCGCGGAAAGGCGATCGAAGGAAAGCCAATCGGCCTCGTCCTTGAAGCAGAGCCCCGCGAATACCTCTATCTAGGGGAGGTAAAGATCGCCAACGACATGACGATCCGACGCGCATTCGATCCGGCCACCGGTCGAACCGCTAAGGAGATCGATTCGGGCGCGACTGAAGCCACGGCTATTCCCGCGCTTCTTAAGAACCTGAAGGAACATCCCAAGGCGGTGCGCAAGCTTGACGGAGGAACGCAGGCACAGGCCTCCAGCGCGGCTTCTATGCCGCCTGATCCTCCCGTTGATGACGACATGCCCTTCTAATAACAAAGAGCCCCGGCCAACCACCGGGGCTTTTTCGTTTGAGGCTTATCAATGACCGAACTCATCAGGATCGAACCCTCCCGCATCGGTGGAGAAACTATTCAGACGTGCAACGCGCGCGATCTGCACGCGTTCCTTAAAGTCAAGGCGCGATTTAATGACTGGATTAGAAACCGTGTTGAAGACTTCGGTTTTCAGGAGAATCAAGACTTCATAACGCTTACTAGATTATTAGTAAGCGGCGGCAAGCGGAAGGATTACTACCTTAGTCTCGACATGGCGAAAGAACTTGCCATGGTAGAGCGCAACGCCAAGGGCAAGGAGGCTCGCCTTTACTTCATCGACTGCGAGCGAATCGCGAAATCGAAGACTGCCGTACCAGCACTGCCCTCATATCCTGAGGCCCTCAGACAGCTGGCAGACGCCATAGATAGAAACGGTGTGCTTGAGTCTCAAAAACTAGCACTTGAACATCAAGCCCGTGAAAACGCACCGAAGGTTGCTTTTGCTGAAGACGTTGTTGCTAGCGGTAAGGAAGTAACCATCACAGTCGCCGCAAAAATCCTTGGGATGCCCCCACAAAAGTTCCGAGACTGGCTGCGCAAAAACGGCTTTCTATACGCCAACGCTAATCACGCAATGCAAACCAGCATCCGACGCGGACTGATGGTCGTTCGCTTTGCGAGCTTCAACCACTCTGACGGAACCGCCGGCACCTCTTCGACCCCGCATATCACGGGCGCTGGTCTCTTCTATTTCTATCAACGCCTCCTCGCCGAAGAACTGATTGACCGCAACCCAAACCTTGAACTTGTCGCCTAAAGCGGTCAATGTTTTTTTGGAGAATCACCATGAAAATCTACGAAATCCCCGGCGCGCTGCGCGAACTTCTCGACCGCCTCGACGCCGATCCCGATACGGGTGAGGTCGATGGCGAAGCCCTTGCCGCCTACGCGGAGTACACCACCGCAGCAGCCGAAAAGCTCGAAGGGACGGCTTGCTACTGCCGCGAACTCAAGGCCGAAGCCGAAGCTATCAAGGCTGAAGAAGAGCGTCTTGCAAAGCGCCGTAAGGCACTGGAGAACAAGTCCGAGCGCCTGAAGGCCTACATGATGCCCGCGCTCGAAGCTATGGGCGGAAAGGTCAAAGGCGTCATGGTGTCACTGCGCATTTCCAAAACTCAATCCGTCACTGTCTTCGATATAGACGCGCTTCCTGACGCATTCAAGCGCGTCGTGACCAAGGTCGATCCGGACAAAATGGCCATCAAGAAGGCCCTCAAGTCCGGTGAGCGCATCCCTGGTGCGTCGATTGAAGAGCGACAGTCGGTAGTCGTCAGCTAACGAGGAAGAATTATGAAATACGCAGATCGTTACAAGGCGCTCTGCATGGCCCTTCCGGGCTTCGAAGAGGATCATCGTCACGTCATTGACCAGCTTGTTGAGTATGACCGACAAATCCTTGCGGCATACGAGAACGGCGGCAAGGAGCCCGACGATGAAGAGTGACAGGCTTCGAAAACTATCCGAAAAGAAATGTCGGCTTCTTGACGACGCGCGGAAAATATTTGAAGAGATATCCGAGATGGCTAACCCCAACGACATCGAATATTCGGGAGATATTGAGCCGCTGAATCGCGTAATGTTGAAAAACATTTATCCGCTTTATCGGCTCCAGATCGAGATATTCAAAGTTGAGGAGGCATACATAGAAGAATGCGGAAAGATTAAGCCTGAACCAAAAATTTAATTTTGAGCCCCCGCCGGGAGACGGTTCAGCCCATTGCGAGGGGAAAGGCCAATTGAAGCGCTTTCTTTTGAGAGCGCTTCTGTGGGTCTTTCTTAGGAGGATTTATGAAGGTAGAAATTGAAGACGGCCGTCTGATCGTTACGCCGATCACGGAAGAAGATTCTCGGATCATCTATGCATTGGCGGCCGCCTATGCCGCATTCGATGCTGTTTGCTATCCGATCATGGGCGAAGCAGTTCGTTGCACCGATGACGCTTTCACAGACTTTTTC